TCTGCCTTGGTGTACTCTTTGCCAGGGATGATGCTAGTCATCCAATCTTCTCCACGTTCCTGGGCATGACGTTACGCAACTGATTCTGTCGCTTCTTGTCCGACATCTTCTCGAGGCCTGCGTTCAACCCCTGAGTGTCAGTCTTGGTGAGGTACTCACCCTCTTGACGAGCAGCGATCAGGTTGAGGTGTTCGAGCGAGCAGTAGTCGCCGTATCCCTCAGCCTTGTACATCGGGGGCTTCTGGCAGCCACGATACTGGCAGACTTCCGCAAAGCCTAGGTCCTTGAGGCGCTTGTACCCGAAGTACTTGAGCTTTCGGTAGAGGCCCTTGCCAGAGTTGTGAGCGATGTCAGGAGAGACCTGCGTAGCGTTGACGACACGAGCCTTGCGGACCTTCTTACGAGTACCAGTGACGAAGATGTTGCCGTCCTCGTCCTCCTCTTCGATGTCGATAGTGCTGTACATGCGGACTGAGCGGAAGTACGGGTCGTGGCCCTTCTTCTCACATTCAACCCACCACTCGCCCCCGGCAAGCTGACAGTTCTCGTCACCAGGTCCGATCTCCGGTGGCTCGTAGTTACCAGCCACCATCTTGCCACGGATCTGGCTCTTGGGACAGATGGGCTGACCGACTGCGATGTCTCTCAGGGCTGCGCCTGTACGAACGCCTTGGCTGAACCCTGGCAAGACCTCAAGGGTCTCCTTCTTCGCTTCTACCATTCTCGACCTCCTGGTCGGACTGTTGCTCGGGCCTGATGCCCGGACAGCGTTAGACTCCTGTGCCGCCTGTAGTACTGCGAGTGACGGCTAGCGTACAGCCAGAGACTACTCCGCTCTGAAGCAAGGGCTGAGACGTGGTCTCTGCCCATGTCACTGTGAACGGACCTTCGTCCGTAGTCCCAGCGACCGTCAGACCCGTGTCTCCAGTAGCTGTACGCAAGGCTGCCTGGATAGCAGCAGCGGTACCGTTGGTCTGGCGCACGAACGGGACTGTCTGTTGACCCTCGGTGTACAGAGAGAACGAGTCAGTACCCGCGTAGCTTGTGAGGGTGATGACCTGGATTTCAGCAGCTGCTGTCTTGAGGCCTCCCATCCTGTCCAACTGGGCGGCAGCACTCACCAGGCCAGTAGCCAGACTAGTGGCTGCTCGTCTAGTGTCAAAGTCTCCCATGTTGACGCCATCTTTGTAGACCGACCACTGTGTAGCGGACGTCCTCTGCATACTGATTCCACCAGCGAACTTGTTAGCCATCAGTCATCAATCCAGCACTCAAAGACGATCTTCTCGTTGCCGGTGGTGAAGGCATCAGCCTCAGCCACGTCGAAGAACAAGCCCTTCTTGAAGACGCTGGCACTCTCGGTGCCGTCCGTGACCGCCGAGGCGTTGATGGCCTCGTCTGAACCAGGGCGACCGAGCAATGTCGGTGCGACGTCGGTTGCCGAGCTAGTGCGGGTGAACAGCGTCGTGCCGTTGGTGTTGTCAGCCTTGATGAGGATGTCAGTTGTGACTGGCATGTTCTGATAGTCGATAGCGATAGCCGACAACGTACCGGCGTTACCCAGATTCACGGCTCGTGTCACGATACCAGAACCATCAGCACCGGACTGAGAACTCAGTTCGAGCTTGACCCATGTGCAGAGGCGGAACCACATGTCAACGAAGATGGTCTCGCCGTCCGTGCCACCCGTGACATTTGCAGCTACACCCTGACGGATGGGGAATCCACCCGAGTAAGCATCAGTCGCAGCAGTCGCAGCGAATCCCTCGTCCAGCGCAGTCGTACCCACTGGGATCGGAGGGGTGGTCGGAACCGATGAGATGTCACCATCTGTCCAGATCTGGACACCAGCCACAGTCTCTGCCTTGACGAACAGTGCCCCACCAGTTGCTGCCACAGGTGCACCCGACAGGGAGTCGGTGAGGTTAGGCTTACCATAGGTGATAGCGATGAGACGACCTGGGCACGGGATACTGACTGAGCCACCTGTGATGCCAGTCGTGTACGTGGCACCAGTGGACGGATCGATACCGGCACCTACCGTCATAGAGAGACGCCGGTGAATGTATCGGTTAACGCTGTAGTTCCACGGGCGCATGATGCCCGTGTTTGGGAGAGTGTAAGCCACTAGGTCCTACCCTTCTTTCCAGGGTTCGTTCCGCCTTCTGTCCGGGCGGCTGAGCTAAAGGGGGGCCAGAGGCCCCCCAGTAACCTGTTACGTATGGTCTCCTTCTGGAGCCCACGTGGAGCCGTAGTCACCGTTTACTCGCTTGACTGCCTTCTGCATGGTGATCTTGGAGAGAATCATGTTCGGCTCCGAGATCGATGCGTATGCAGTACCAGCGTGTGTGAACGACTGGACTTCGAGGTTTCCAGCTCCAACAGTGCCGGTGTATGTGATGACAAGAGTAAGCGTTGACATCTACACCACCACTTTATGCGGCACTCTTGAGAGTCTGACCACGGAGGTCGGACACTTCACAGAGCCCGTACCAGTGAGTCCCCACGAACTCGAGCGAAGAGTAACTCGCGTCACGCTGGGTCTCGATACGCTGTGGGATGACCTCGTAGGCTCCGATTGCCTGACCAGAGGCGAAGATCGCGCCACCAACCAAGCTCGACGTGCTGACAACTAGCGACGTCTGGTAAATCGGAAGACCCATGTAGGTGCCGAAGAACCCCGAGTTGGAGTTCGGAGACACCAGTGCAGCGTTACGCCCGCCGTCCTCGAAAGACGAGTTCGTCGTGGCGATGTCAACCCTCAGTTCACCAGTCTGCTTGGGATCCAAGTAGACAGCGAACGGGCCGGGGATGTCCCGCTGTTCAAGCGCGGACAGACCAGCCAGGAGGTCAACACCGTTGAACGTTGACGCTGAGGTCGTGACGTTAGCGAAGTCGTCCATGAGCGCGGCGAGGTCAGTCTCCCACTTCTCAGCGAGAGCAGCAGCGACCTGGCGAGAGGCCAGACCGTAGACGTCTGCGACGTTGATCTCACGCACGAAGTCTGAGATATCGACTCGGAAGCCGAACCCGGACGCCGTAGCAGAGACCTGCGTGTCAGACAACACAGAGCTGGAGACTTCGGTCAAGTCGTTGGTGATAGCAGCGGCAGCTCCGCCGTCGCCCCACTCACCGAACGATGCAACTTGTGACGGACCCTTTGCCGCGAACCAGACAAAGTCCCGCGAGGTGTTAGCCGGACGCACTTCATCGAGTACCTTACCTTCGACAATCTCTGCGAAGATGGTATCCGCGAGTGCGACAATACCAGTACCTGCCATTTGTTACTCCCTAGTCGTTAGGCTGCCGATCCTGGCAGCTTAGCTAACTTGATCCGGCCTGCCTGCCTGAGACGTGCGTACTCTTCTGGGTTAGAGACCGAGAGAGCTTCTGCTTCCGCAAGCTCTGTAATCACTTTCGCAGAGGGCGCTTGTGCTCCGTCAGTGGGCGCGAATCCAGTTGATTTAGTCTCCGGCTTGATCTGCACGATCTGCTCTTGTGACCAGTCTGGTGCTACGGTACCGCCAGCATCAGGGTCTGGGATCTCTAGAGCAGTCTGTCTCGGAAGCTCGTACTCCTCAGCGAAGGCAGCCACAGAATCGGGCGTGACCTCCCCGTCAGGGTTGATCTTGAGAAACAGCGTGGCATGCTTGGCAGCCAGACCAACAGACTCGAACACCTGGGACACTGACGCCTGTTTCTTCTCAGTCTCGATCTGAGCCTTGTAGGCTTCGAGAGGTTCTACCTTCTTCTGAAGGGCGTTCCTCTCGCGTTCGAGCTTCTTGGCGTAGTCTCTCAGCTGCTTGAAGTTGGTGCTGTCACCATCAGAGCCGGGAAATTCGGTCTCGTCCTCGTCGAGGAACGGGTTGTCTGCCACAACGGGCCTCCTGTATTCAGGGATAACAGGCTGAGCGTCACCCTGTGGGGGTGGAATCAGCCTGCTGACTAGGGTTTAGCACGGGCTTTGTCGGAGGATTACCCTGGAACCTCCTCGGCAAGACGCCCGTAGCACCCGTGACCCCACTACGTGGCAGCTGTCCTGCTTGGCTCCATTGTATCACAACGAGACTAGGATTACAACCCTGTAGGCCTCTTTGGCACTCCCGTAAGGAGTCTCGAGCCAGTGGCGTCCTCGACAAGCTGGGGGTTGACCTTGGGCAACTTCTCTGCGTCGATGGTCGCAACCAGGTTCTGAACCTGCTTAGCGATGTCGTCCTGGCCGGGGCCTCCATACTCCAGGGTGAACATGTCTCTAGGGGTCAGGCCTAGCCCCCGTAGCTGTGCCTCAGGCAGGATCGTCTTGATGTTCTGAGCCAGCTGGGCGAAGTCAGTGTTGATAGACATTTCAGCCTCGGTCCCGTTGACCTCGAAACGATTCATCAGGGAGATGACCTGCTTGCGTGAGATGTCTCCCTTCTGGCCCACCGTCAGACCAGCAGACTCTAGCTGGTAGGAGATGTTGGATTCTTCCATCAGACGCTCTAGGGCTGGGCTACCCCGGTGAGTCATCAGGTTGTAGAGGTCGTGCATACTGAACTTCTCGTGGGGTTTGATAAAACCTCGTGCCTTGGCCACTTCCTCCAGCTGCTGGAAGTACTGCTTGCTGCGCTCGGCCCGATCCATGAACGTCATACGGACCTGCCACTCTTCGTAGGCCACACCCTGCTTGACGAGCGCCCCGAACTGGTCCCTTCCGAGGTTCAGTTTGTTGTCCTTGGCTAGGTCGTAGAACGCTTGGTATTCTCCGCTGTACTCAGCCTCTGTCATCCCAGGCCTGGAACCGATGCCGGGGAAGAAGGTCTTGTACTCCTTCGTAGCCCTGAGGTGAACCATGAACGAGTCTGAGTTCCACTCCTGCTGGACACCCTGATCTACTAGATTCAGTAGGTTCTTGGTGATCTCAGCCTTGTTGCCGAACATGTTGTACAGGACGTTCAAGAAGGAGTTCCTGAGGTTGGCCTTCTGCTTGGCCGTCATAGGTGCAGTGCCACCACTGCTACTACCACTAGTCCCAGTAGGAGAAGTGCCTGGGTACTGAGGATTATCAGGGTTCCCACCAGCAACGCTA